GTTAAATGATTCTGTATTGGCCAACTAAGCACTTCTAGTCGGTTGCGCAACCCTATACTGTGCATCAGAATTATTTAGTAGCGAGTGTCAGACTCGAACTGACGATCTTTGGGTTATGAGCCCAACGAGATACCAACTTCTCCAACTCGCGATTTGTGATCAGGGCCGGACTCGAACCGGATACCGTTCTAGACGGATTAGACAACCATATAGGGTTCGGAACCGTTCCTCATTACACCCACCTGACCAAGTTGTTGGAGATTTGATCTGCTTGGTACTCCAACGTTGTAAGTTGCCCTTACTTACACCTCCACCCACGATACTTAGCTTCATCTGGCGATCGTTACTTTCTTAGCGCTAAGCTCAAGTAACCTATTTTTATTATAATATAATAAATATATTAACTAAATCCAACCTTTTTATTAACTTGTATAACATATATATTATTTAGTTAATACAATACCTTTAGCAATCTCATATAAATGTGGATCTGCAGGTCCTTTTCTTACTACATTATATTCTTCATGAACGCCATAGTACCATTCTTCATAGAAACCTTTACATACTTCTATAGGTTCAAGTTCATGTATATCATCATATCCACCTTCATATCCGGTTACATATACTTCTGCCGTTGGATCCATTTGTTGCAATTTGTCAATTAATTCTTGTACAGTCATTTTGCGTGTTTTTATGTTTGTCTTTACGAGTATACAGCTTCCTGTTGCGATATATATTAGGTCGTGTTGCTTGTAATACTTCTTGCTGAGTAACTTGTATTGTTTTCATTTGCTTTCTTTATTAATTAAATATAAGCAAATGGATCCAACAATCCAACCTATTTGGTGTGATTTGTTTTAATTACTTAATGGGGCAATAATTTTAGGGTGTGATTGATAATTTCCTAGTTGTATATCTTCTTCTAACAAACATCTGCAAAAGTTATCATCCGTAAATGAATTGAATATACCAACAGCATCTAATGGACCTTCGCCACACGAGCCACTTTCATACAACCAAAACTCTGTGTTAATGTTTAAAGTTGGTAATGGGAATGGTTCTCTAGTTCTATAAGGAGGCGTCTCTTCATAGTTATCACCCCATTGATTATCTAAGTCTCGTTTAACTTCCAAATTATATTCAATCCCGGTTTGATAATTATTTACAAACCAAATATCGTAACGTTCTTTATATGTTAATTCCCTACCTATTTGTTCTGTTGCTTGTTCAATGTGATTTGAGTATAAATGAGTATCACCTAAATTACCAATCAATTCATCTGGAACCATATTGACTGCTTTAGCAATGATTTCCAATAACAGGCCATAAGATGCAATGTTGAATGGTAAACCTAAGAATGTATCCACTGAACGTTGATTCCACATTAGGGAGATTGCTCGTTTAGGAATATTATATTTATCAAATTCTTCTTTATCCATAATGAAGGAATATTCGTCTTTGTCATATATTTCATCATATATTATACTTCCTCTTTCAACACCTTTATTCCACCAATCTTTACGTTCTTCCAAACTCAACTCTCTTGTATAAACTTGAAATCCATAATGACAAGGTGGTAAAGTCATTTGGTCCAATTCACCAACATTCCACGCATTAACCATCAAACGTCTTGAATCTGGGTTTGTCTTTATGTCGTTGATTAGGTTTGCTATTTGGTCTATTTGTGTAAAACCTGTAGAGAATAATTTAGTCCCACTGATACTTTTTTTAATAGTCCCACTCCACTTTCTCCATTGTTTACCATAAATCGGACCTAAATCTCCATACCATTTATTGAATTCGTCATCAGTCATAATCTTCTCTTCAAATTCTTTTTGAGTAAGTCTTTTCGGGTATGGTGCACTGAATGCTGGGTGTTCACGGTCAAAGTCTTTATCATATACCCTATATGCATCTCCGGTCCATATATTACATCCATTTTCAAGAAGGTAACGAAGATCAGTACGTCCTCGAAGGAACCATACCAATTCAGTTGCAATGGATTTGAAATGCATTTTCTTTGTGGTAAGCAATGGAAACCCATCTGACATTTTATGACGGATCTGTCTACCAAATACTGATATAGTTCCCGTACCGGTTCTGTCTTCCTTGTAGGTTCCATTGTCTAGGATATCCTGCAGCAGATCTGTATATTGTTTATCTAGGGAGTTCATAACTATCTAACAAATAATTTTACTGGTTGTATCTGTGCATGTTACGGTATATGGGTTAACAGTACCCGGTGAAGATATATATGGTCTAGGAGCATCTGTTAACAATTGCTTCCTCGCAGGAGTCTGTTTGTCAAATACCAATTTCAAATGATCTTTGATGATCTGTGTTTCTCTAACACCTAATGTCTCCGGGTCGTTGATTTCCATGAATCCTTGCAACCAAAATGTAAATTGTTCTGATGTCATACTCGTATTCCTAATTGAATTAATGTTTGTGGTTTATAATCTACATGCTCGCCAGATACGCAGTAATATCGGTCATCAGGAACGCCATCCAACATAACAAGTTTTTCGTGTATGTGGCCATGTATATTTTTCTTTACTCGATATGCCATTTCCATTGGGTGAACCGGACAATGTGTTATCCATATTCCTTTATAGCTAACCATCCCAGCTACCTTGTCTACATATTTCAATAGTTCAGGTACGTGTGCCGGATCATCGTGATTACCTAAAATCACTATTTTACGCCCTTTTAACGCATCTAATCTATAATAGTGATCCATAGATGCCATTGTGATATCACCTAATATATAAGTAACGTCTTTTTTATTTACAACACTGTTCCACTGATCTACAATATGTTCATCATGCGTAAACACATCTGGAAATCCTCTATGTTCAGCCATCCATCGGTGACCAAAATGTAAATCTGCTATAAATCTTACTTGTGACATATCTTTTTTATATAATATAAGAAATTATTCTTCGGTATCCAAGACAGCTTCCTGAATTGTTTCGCAGAATAAAAAATGTGTTTGTGTTCTCAATACGTGATCGGCACGACGCCATTGCATATACACTTGAACCATTTCCATATTAGGTTCTGCATCTAATGCTGGTGCAAATGTAGTTATCGATTGTTGATCCAATACAATATAAGCAGTATCATTGTGTATATATAATTGTTTTCCGAACATAATTGTGAATGTATATGGTTAATTTAAAATTTATTATGTAATACTAGATATGCGGTTGTGTCGTGAATGATCTTCACAGTGATATATTCTGTGTTACCTCACGACACAACCGCATTAGTTGTTCTTATTTGATCCTAAACGATTACATCATCATTCCCGGATCCATTGGCATATCATCTTTAGATGGTTCATCCACAATAACACATTCTGTCATCAATAACATTGAGGCAATCGATGCTGCATTTTCAATTGCAATTCTCGTTACCTTGGTAGGATCAATAATACCAAAGTCATACATGAATCCAAATTCGCCTGTGCTAGCATTGTATCCATAATCGGTATGTTCTGATTCTTTAACTTTATTAACAATGATTGCACCTTCACCACCAGCATTTTCTACAATTTGGCGAAGTGGTTCTTCTACTGCTCGTCTGACAATTGCAATACCAGCATGCTCATCTTCATTTGAACCAACCAGTTTATCTAAGGCCGGGATGCATCTAAGCAAAGCAACACCACCTCCTGGCACAATTCCTTCTTCAACTGCAGCTCTTGTTGCAGCCAATGCATCGTCAACACGATCCTTTTTCTCTTTCATTTCTGTTTCGGTAGGAGCACCGATATATAATACAGCTACACCACCTGCTAATTTAGCTAGTCGCTCTTGTAGTTTCTCTTTGTCATAGTCTGAAGTAGAGTTGCTTATAAGCGCTTTAATTTGGTGTATACGGGCATCTATTGCGGTCTTTTCACCAGAACCATTAATAATAGTGGTAGTGTCTTTTCCAATTTCTATTTTCTCAGCATTACCCAAATGATCCATTGTGCAATCTGCTAAGGTCAGGCCGGTTTCATCTGATATAACGGTACCACCTGTTAATACTGCCAAGTCTTCTAACATCGATTTGCGTTTATCACCAAACCCAGGAGCTTTAACTGCTGCTACCTTCAATGAACCTCTAATTCTATTAACTACCAATGTAGCCAAAGCATCACCATCTAGGTCTTCGGCAATGATAAGTAAACTGTTTCCTGATTGTACTACTGGTTCCAATATTGGCAACAACTCTTTCATTGATGAAATCTTTTTGTCTACCAACAATATCATCGGGCTATCCATTTCGGTAATCATCTTTTCCTGATTGGTTACGAAATATGGAGATAGGTAACCTCTATCGAATTGCATACCATCAACTGTCTTCATTTCTGTTTCAGTTCCTTTTGCTTCTTCAACTGTGATCACACCATCATTACCTACTACCTTCATTGCCTCAGCAATAATTGAACCAATCACTTCATCGTTGTTAGCAGAGATACTAGCAATCTGTTTAATTTTATTATTATCCGAACCAACTTCTTTAGACAAAGACTTCAATTCACTTACAACTAATGCTACTGCTTTATCAATACCGCGCTTCACATCAATAGGATTGGATCCTGCTGCTACATTTTTTAGTCCTGCAGTTACGATAGCTTGTGCTAATACTGTTGCTGTGGTTGTTCCATCACCAGCAATGTCTGCTGTCTTTGAGGCAACTTCTTTAACTAGCTGAGCTCCTAAATTTTCGATTGGATCTTTTAATTCAATTTCTTTTGCTACAGACACACCATCTTTAGTAACATGGGGAGTTGCATACTTCTTTCCGATTATCACATTTCGACCTTTTGGTCCTAAGGTAACCTTCACAGCATTTGCTAGTGCATCAACACCCGCTTTTAACTTTGCTCGGGCATCGGAATTGAATTCAATTTGTTTTGACATAACTTCTTTCTTTTTTTTTATAACTATTTAATATAAATATTATACATTTTTATTTTGCAACTTCCAAGAATTTGTTATTAATTGTTTTTGCAATATCTAACATATTATCTGGTCTGATGAATTGCGAGTCAACTCCATACATTGTTCTGAAATTATCAACTTCAGACTGATATGGTTTACCATCACTTATGTAATAACTAATAACATTGAATCCAGACGCTTTCATATTGTCTACAACCCGTTTTGTAAACATAACCCCATTATAATAATAACCACATCCGTGTACATTGGTTGGGCCACCATCTGAATAATTAATAAAGATCAATTCATCGCCTTTAGCATCAGCCTTAATATCCTTTTCGATACTTTTAAACGCAATTCCTTCTGGTGTACATCCATATGTATCCAAGTATTTAAAAATATTTTTAATTTTACTCATTTTATCGACTGCTGAATCATATGCATACACTGTTATGCATCGCATTTCCTTTCCTTGCAGATCATCAGTGCCACGCAATGATATTTGTACTCTGATACCGGTGGTCATTGATGCTGCTTGTGCAATTGCAACTGCAGATAGTAAAGCATTTCTAAGTTTATTACCACAACTCATTGACCCAGATGCATCAATTGATATGTGAATGAAATAATTTTTAAATTTATCGGTTACTATGCGATGAAATATATTTACATTATCATATCCTAATTGTGATATCAATCGTCGATCAACCTTACCACTTACTAATCTAGTTGTTTTAAGAGTTCGATCTGAATTACGTAATTGCAATTTATTTCCTAATTGCTTACCTAATATAATTCCCCGCATGATTGCCTCCTGATTCTCTTCTATCTTGCGACCCCTATAATTAGTGACCTCCGCCGGATCCTTAATATAGTCGTATGCTCCGTTAATGAACAGTGATGGCATAGCTGTAATTACGCCGGTATTTAATTTTTTTATAACAACGGTTGTTACTTTACCATCATGCTTGCCGCCACTTTCAGTATCAACAATTCTAGTCTCAGTACCAGATTCTCTTAATGCATTAACCAATGATGATTGGGCATTTGTTAATTTACCAGCTTTTTTCTGAACACCATCAATGAAGTCTTGTTGTTTGCTAACTGCTTCTAATAATTTTTTCAAATCATTATCTGATAATTTAGATATTGGAGAGTTGCCTTTCGATTCAGTCGATTCAGATTCACTATCTTCATCATCTGCAGTCGATTCAGATTCACTATCTTCATCATCTGATGATTCACCATCATTAAACTCAACACCATCACCAGAATTATTATCGCCTGGTTCTGAATCACCTAATCCATTTTTATCAAACATATCAGAAATTTCTTCTAATTTCTTTACTATGACTTCTGAATTAATAATTTTATATACTTCGATAGCTAACATTAAAACATCGGTAGTATTAGTTAACCGATGAATATTCTTTAAATCAATCGTATTCCAAACCAATTGCAATTGTTTAAGTGCTCGCAGCTGCCTATTTGAATTTGTGAAATTAATAATATGAAATAGATAATCATCCCATGTCTCTTCACATTTTTCGCCAACCAATAACGCCTTATCTATAATTTTATCATTGAAGTATTTATTATACATTGATTCATAATACATACGGTAGCCAGGAGCTATTGTATATACTTTATAATCAATTCTACGATCCTCAATCCAATTAAGTAAATTTTTAATAATATTTAAAGCGGTATCTGTTTGTTCCACACCAAGCTCGTCTGTGCATATATGAGCAAACTTTGTATTTGATATAGTTGTCGACCCATGATTGTTCCATCTGCGTAACAAAGTAAAATCAGTATATGCAATATGAGATCCTTCATGCAATGCTAAACCAACCGCAGAATCGAAATTTGCATCTTCTAATTTAGTTCCTATAGTAACAGTAGTACCATCAGTGTAACTAGAGTTATTAGTTTGAAATACCACCGGGATCTGTTTGCCGGTAACTATATTAACAAAGTTAGCTATAGCTCGTTGACAGGCTGCTAACTTGGTAAAATCTAAATTGGATCCTACCTTAAATGAAGTATCAAAATCACTAGCAGACCAAAAGCTAGATGCTGACTTAGCATACTTATGAAATGTTTTACCGGCTGCCGGCTTTGCTAACTTAGTATTTTTCATATCTTTATTATTATACTATAAATATAAGAAATCATTTCTATAAATCCAACCAGAACTCTATTTAAAATGGACTGGTTTCTTCATCTTCGACAGTTTCATTGCCTACATTAAAGATATCGGATTCTTCGGTAGCTACATGTTTCTGAATAATCTGTTTAACGAATACTCGTTCAGAATCAGTACCGCCGGATGCATCAAAGAATGGTAAGATTGCTACTTCGGCTGCTTCAATTAAAGTAAATCCATCTGCTAACAATTCACATATACGAACAGTCATACGAGTGGATACCATTGTGGTTAATTTGCCTTCTTCAGATCTCCATTCCTTACGAGTCGAGTCTGCAATATCAGCAACCGCATGAATCTGCTCTGGAGTGATTACGTTTCCATATCGTTTAGTTAACAAAGACTTTTCACTTTCCAATGATAATATATCAACTTCGATAATCTCAAAACGATCCATCAATGCTCTATCCAATACACGAGTCGATGTGTATTCTGTACCAATATTAGCAGTTGCTATAAACGATACTCCGGGTGCTACATATATAGTAGGAGCATCGATATCCTCATCCAAACGAAGGTACCGTTGTCCTTCATCTAATACAGACATTAAAATATTCCATGCTTCTGGATGTGCTCTAGATAACTCATCGAGCAAGATAACCGCATTCTCCATTTGTATAGCTTTGACAAATGCCGATTCATCAAATACAGTTTCACCATCTTTGAAATGTGTATTACCAATTAAGGTAGCTCGTGGATCCTGTGTTGCACCTAAGTTAAAATAATAAAAAGGACGATTGGTTGCTACAGGTAATAACTTTGCTGCTTGGGTCTTACCACAACCTGCTGGTCCAACCATCATGATGTTTTTTCCTCGCATTGCAGATCTAACTAGATATTTCCATTTAATATCTGACATTTCTAACTCAGCCGGTTTGATGTTAGGAGCATTATGAATCAATGCCAATATTGGATCGCTAGTTACATCGATTGTTGGTACATGAACTTCTGTTCCTTGATCTGGCAGATCATTAATATTAATTCTACGAGCTTTACCGGTTTCGGTATCATATTTCAATGCACATCCCTCAGCAACAGCTACTTGGATCATTGACGCTCTAAATAAACTAGTAATATCTTTAGATGTCGCAACATCAATTACTTTACCATTAACAATTGTACCAAAAATTTCTTTTTTCATAACTCATCTATTTTATACTATAATAATAAGAAATAATAAGTTACGATCCAACCTAATAATAAAATTAATTTTATTTAATTGTTTTTTCAACAGAACCATCTACATAAGTTATTATTACTAACCCTCTATAGATTTCATTTACGACTTGACCTAATATATTTGTGATTGATGCTATTTCTTTTTTATTTAATCTATTATCGATAGATATAATACCATGCATTACATTAGTGCCATCGAAGTCTGTTTGTGATAATCGATAATAATTTAGGTCATCCGGATAATCTAAGTCAGAATATCCATATGTATTAACAATATTTGAATTACCAGCACCATTAATAATATGTACCGATAACCATTCAACGGAACCATTTCTATATAGACCTCGTTCCAATGTAAAATAATCATTGTTGAGTTCAGATGCAGTTTGCCATTGGATTGAATTACCATCAACAGTACCGTGTCCGGTGAAGGATAATAAACTTATAGGTAATGAAACTGGTGTAGCTGCTCTAATACTAAATGTTCCTGTATTATCTCCACTATAATCCCACACTCTAATCCATATTGTTTCACCTACAGTCCTACCCGTTAATTGTATATATGACATTGAGTTAACTGACGAACTGTCATCGTTATATGTTATGTATGTTAATGATGAAGATGTGCCCGAGTATATCTCTATAACAATATCGGTTAATACTAGTGCAGCCGTTCTAATTTGGACTGTGCCACCTGACGGTACAACAACTTTATACCAAACATCTGCACCGTAATAAGCAGGACCGGTTGGGGTTGGTGCAGTTGTAGATGCAGTAGCTCCAGAATTAGTTCCTGTTACATATGGGTCATTAACAATTAATGTAATTGCTCCAGCAGCATTATCATTAGTTGGTGGTTGGATTGGGGTTGTTATGCAAATTATGAATGTCCCCCTAGACCCAACTGTTGCTGCATAACTATAAACTCTAACATAATATACATCACCAATAGTTAAACCTGTAAATGAAACTAATTCTGGTGACGTTGAATAGTCATCAACAACTCCCATCGATACCAATGAACTTGTATACCCCTCAACAACTAAGTCATTCATCGTCCCCCTAGTTACTGACATATCCAAACTAACCGCTGTTGCTGTAAATTTATACCACACATCATCATCTGCAGTACCATATAAGGATTGTGCCGCTAATGTTTGAGTTGCTCCGATACTAGTTCCAGTAGTAGTTGTTGTACATGTGGTACTTGAATTAATTGTTAAAGCAATAGCACCGGCACTATTATCATTTGCGGGAGCTGCTATAACAACCACCGATGGTGTCCATATGAATGTTAATCCAGATGCTGGGAAACATGAAGCAGTGCTAACAAATCTGCATGTGTGAGCATTCGATGTGCCTGCAGTAGTACCAGAAGCTCCAGCCCATCCTGGTGATGCATCGGGTACTGAGTTAGTTAATCTTCTATTATTAAAATCAGTATTTGCAGTTCCTCTTAACCCAACAGATGGTTGATATGTAGTAGTTGCATTCACAGTCCCACCACCATATACTATTCGTACCACACCGGTTGATTTATTTATACGTATTTGGAAAGAAAACTTTTCATTGGTTGACGATGAGTATCTAGCACAGTTTTGCCATTGGAAAATATCCTCTGTACCATCATCTTGCCATCTTCTTTCATATACCGTAGCCGCCATGGCTGAACTTCTCAAATCCATATTCAATGCGCATATGATACCAGCAGCTGTTCCGGCAGATACCAATGCGCCTGTTACTCCATTACCTAATGTTGATGTACCAGGATTTAACCAAAGAGCACCATCCGCAGTCATATTTATTGAGGTAATTACAGCGCCATTGAATGTGAATCGATTTGCGACAGCTAAGGTTATAACATTGCCATCAGTATCATACGTAGTTGCCCCGGCGGTTGTTGTTACTAACTGAGTACCACCTGTAATGGCAGTATAGGTTCCTGTTGTTGCTGAGAACGTGTAAGTAGACGCTACTTGAGAATATCCGTAACACGAACTGATAAATCCAATAATTAGTAGTAGTTGTTTCATAGTATTGGTTATTTATTTGGTGGGTGGTTAATCTGTAACAGGTACGTGTTGTTGGAATGCTCGTTCATATGCATGCACTTTATCAACAAATCGTTCTGTTTTAATAATTTGTTGTGCAGTATCTAATACTTCGTTGCGAATACCATACGCAACTGCTTCATACAAAATTTCTTCGATATCATCACATTGTGCCATAACATTTATCCCTTTAAAATAAATATAAAGAATATCGATTTAATATCCAACCTACCAGTTACGGCAAGACCAATATCTGGCTTTGGTTCTAGGTCCCGGATTATCACAGTTATGACGTGCTCTGAAACTTCTGCGTCGTGCTGGATCTGATTTGCGTATACGCATTGTTTCCTGTCCTGCTCTTTTTGCTGAGGTACCACCGTGTCCAAAATTAACTTTAATTACATTGCCTTCTGCATTACGAACATATACTTTGAATTTTTTAATGTCGCCACGCATTGGTTTGCCTAATTTAACTTTGCGTCCTTGATATTCAGCTTCATTGAGGCTCGGCTGCATTACTTCGATAAACTCGGATTCAGTTTGACTGCGTTCAATGTATTCGACTAAGCATTGTGAACAATATCCTGCAGCTTCTTCGATTGGAACACAATTTGGTACCATTCGTTTGCCTTTTTTCTTCATCCCAATTTGCTTGTAATTATCCCAACAAGCTTCTTCAATGTAATATGTTTGTTTCATTACAACTCCTGACGTATTGATAATTTAGGTAAGTATGTTCTCCACACCGTAAGAATGTGTTCTTTATCTTGTGATGTGAGTGATCCATTATCAACCCATATATCCAAATAGTTATTTACTACTGTCTTTAAAGGTTGTTTGCTTTTTTTGGCTTTAAGATACATACCGTGGATCATTGCTGGTATTTCTTTTTTAAGTAAAAAATAGTCTACCGGTGGTTGTGTACCTGCTTCTATTTTTTTACGTGTTGATTGATCGGAAGGTAAATACTTTGACAGTTTAACGTTCCAACCGGATTGAGTTAGATGTTCAATTTCATGACGCAGAATATCTCGGAGGTGCATTGCTACATCACTAAGTGTGTTAGGATATGCTGCGGGATCTAATTCGAACCGTACTTCTATTAGTGGTGGATCTTCTGATTCTTTTTTTGTATCATTGTAAGCATCGGCTCCATATTTTAAATCAGATAATCCGTCCTTCCACATTATTTTGCATGTTAAATAGAAGTCTAAAGGAATTTGTTGATTTTCAACTTCTTCAAAAAAGATATGTGGATATTCATCTGAAATGATATTGGGTGCTGATTCTGTTTTATCGTAATAAATCTTCTCGCCAGCGAATGTTCCTGTAGCATCGCTACATGCCGAATAACTGTCTTTAACGACGGTTAACAACTTTCTGGATAACTCGGTTACCAAGCTGTCATATCTGCCTTCTACTATAAGTGTCTTCAATGATATCATATTAATAAATATTAGTCCATCATATTATAGTTCCAATATTGTTCTTTATCTTTATTGAACGGATTGCCGGTTTGCTGATAATAACAATTAAGACATAAGAGTTGTATGTTCTCTATGCAGTGATTGGTTTCATCTCCATCCATATGATCCAACAACAATGGTACTGTATCATCAGTTACCCGGTGTTCTGCATAACCACAACAATTGCATTCTTCTTTAAGAATATCTAATGCCAATAATCGATTACGAAGCTTCCATGTTGGGTAATTAGGATATTCACCGGTAAGTATTTTATCAATTGAATATGGACCTGATGTTGCCTTTATTGTATCTTTTATAATACCAACGCCGGCTTGGTTGGTATGCATATCATACAGAGTCTTGCCAGTTTCACGATCCACATACATTTTAGCATATTTTCTCCATGTATCAAATGATACTTTCATGAAACGGGCAGCTTCTGCATTTGACTTGGTGTTGGCAATTGCATAGCGAATATCTGACTCTGGCAAATCAAATGACGTTCTGCCTCGCCCATAAACGTATTTATATTGCTTTTCACTCATTAGTATACGCCTTGTTTTCTCAATTCATATATAGCAGCTTTAGGAAGCATTTTTTTAGCAAACATCAAATGCATCTCTTCTTTCAACTTAGTAGTGAAGTCAATAAAGGTTTGGTGATATACTCCAGATATTTCTTTAAGCTCTTCATACCAGACAGCATATGTTTTATAGGTACGATCGAACATCTCGCTAGAAGTCATGTTTTCCCAATAATCTAATTGATCTTTGAGCGGCCACATATGTATCGGTATATTGATATCTTTTCTACGACCAGGTAGTACCGGCAGATGTTTTATTTTGTTTGCATTCCTAGTGATGAACTTGTCAATAATGTTTGTTGATCGATCCTTTGGAGATTCTCCGGTATAACCGTCTTTCTTTCCCATAACTTATTTTACTTTCTCTGTTAATAAAACTATTTTACGCCACGCATCTTCGGCATGGTATATGTATTTTTTAAACAATACAACATCTTGCGTTGTTCTGGCACTAACTGCCTTTTTAATGTTTCGATGATATGTTGCATGCAACAAACCAATTCGAAGTTTAATGATCCATTTAAACATAACTCTTATACTTTGATACGGTAGCAGTTAATCCTAATAACTTCAATTCGTGTCTTACAGATTCACAATCATCAAAACTATCTATGTAGATTGAACATTTAGTAGATCCGTGCACAACTGTTGCACATTGTACTGATTGTATATAACTATGTCCACAAATCTCCATCAAGCAGTCAATAACATGATCAAATGTATTGTGACTGTCATTATGCAGAATTACTTCCCACTTACCACGTTTACTTATTAATTGTTTTTTCGACATCTTTGATAATCGCACATTGCTCATAAAATTCATGTTTTTCTGCATACTCGATACAGGATTTTAAAAATTTAAGTTTACGGTCATCATCCCACTTTGGAGGCCATTCCCAAACGTCAGTTGCCATATGGTTAATTGATTGTATTAATAACTTGTCTATAAAATTGTCGTCCATAATATAATATATGAAATTAATACTAATTAACCAAATTTTAAATATTTAATTTCCGGTGGTGTTTGCTACATCGGATCGTACCCAACCATACACAGAAACGTCTGGATTAGCTGATGGTTCTAACATACGAGCTTTATTTGATAGTTTAACTTGGTACCAAATTTTGCTATCACCACCTCGCTTTATTTTTATTACCATACCAATTGGATCTGGATAGTGTACTGTTGTAATAAGATTATCACCAATCCCCAATGTTCCATTGTCGACGTCAGGTGTTTCCCGAACATTTGCAAACTGTTCCCAACGTATTGGATATACTGTCTGACCTATTATTGACGGATCTTTCGGAGGTGTTTTCACACGTAATTCTTTAGAATATCGAGTAAAAGCATCCGCATTAGATTTCATACGAGTAACTACACCTGACATACTACCTGGATTTGTATAGTTTTTATGCTTTAAATATTCTGCAGACACGTTACTCCAGCTTCCTGCATTGATTAATTTTATAGTAGCAGGACCTAAATCGCCACGATATATTGCATTTAGGATTGCTTCGCGTACATATGTTGGATACGAATCATATTTAGGTATCACCTGACGAGCTTTACTTTCGTGATTAGCAATACCTTTTATTAGTAATTTTTCTGCAGTTGCTGGAGATATTTTCATTCCAGCTTTCAACGTCGGCAATACAGTCCCAGTAGTGCCATATCCTATAGTTAATGTTCCGCGGATTGGTACTCCTGGCTTAGCTGCTACACTTGGATTCGCATCATCGTATGCTAAATGATTTTTATTTGCATCAACAGGGCCAGGACCTTCCCATCCTTTAACTTTTTCTCGGAAAGTATTATCCGCCGATAATGGAGCTGCTTCTGTTAATAAATGTTTTAATCGTATCATTTTTTAGTTTCGCGTATAATCAATTCACCCAATACTTCTAAACGTCCTACTTCCCGCTGAAACTCAATTTGTGTCATGGCAGTTGATATTTTTTTATATGTATCATCAAATTCCTTCTTAGCAGCATCCAATTCAAATTTACCAGCAGCAGCTTTTTTATAGTATGGAAGTTTAACTTTAAAGTGATGCCATGTTAATAATGCTAACCCACCGTTACTTTTTGCATTGTCAACAATTTTCTCAGCACCAGCTTCTCGCGTATCAGCAAATGATTCAAATGTATCTGCGGTTGCTTTTGTTTCGAATAATAACGATTTTAACTTCATTGTTGGTTGCCTTTATTGTGTACTGGTTATGCTTTTTTAGATGTGATAGACCAAATAGCACCTGCTAATGTTATAACACTACCAATAATGGTATCAAATGTACCCTGATCAACTAATCCACTTGTTAACATGATACCTCCAGCAAATGTTAATATGTGACGTACTATTCCTAATGTTTGTTCTTTTGTAAGTTTCATAATATTCCTTTTTTATATAAATATGTTCTATAACATTATTTTGATATATTTGTTAAACGTCCTACATATACATTAATGTAATTTCTTCGAAAGCTATTACATGCTTGATAGTTTTTATACTTAGAATTTTATTATCCGGATCGTATTCAAATATAGTATTTGGAATTGATGCCGAGTTTATTAATCCAGCAATTCCTATAGGTATAAATAAATCACCAAATGCTGCAAATGAATATGGCAATAGCGATGTTGGACAATACTCACCGGTGGTTACTACGACACATGCACATTGAAGTATGATTGAGTCTTTTTCTAAATCAGTATCTGCAAATACACCCCACCCATGGATATCCGACTGGCTAACTGTTAACCCGACGTTTATTAGATTAGAAACCATTACCCCAAGCACTGCCAGTATTTGCAAGACCCATAGACATTAAAGTAATGCTACTTCCAACAGTAGTACAAATGTCTATACCATTTGGATACGTTAAATTGTTAATACATGTTACAATACCTGCCATGGTAATTGATGCCATTCGTATTCCGGCGCCAGTTCCATCTTTTACTTTCACAAGCTCCACACACCTACCAGCTGGACTATTCAAAAAGTTAGTTATATTAAAAGATGCTTCTCCGTTAGCAGCAGCATTAGTAGTATTATCAATAAAAAGAATAATATCATCATTAGCTTGTACTTGTTCCGTCGGTCCGGTGTTTATATCGGCATCGGTTAATGTAACTGTTCTGTAGTTTCTAACACGAGATCCAGATGTACTAAACGACCCGCTTATTGTTACATTTTGAATCAACGTATTGACATAACTAGCAGTTGTCGCAGTACCAATAAGACTTCCGACAAATGATCCTGTTGCATATATAATATCGGCAGATGTACCATCCAATGCATCTATGATTCTTGTTATGTGAGTCGAATCAATTACCCCACCATCTGTAATTCCTGATTTACTTATTGTCGCCATTACCGTTTACCTTGTTTCTATTTTTATATATCGGCCAATTTTTTGTTTGTTCATTAAGCCATGTTTCTCGGTTATCACATCCACAATCTTCATCTAACAATCGCGCAATCTGTTTTGCTAATTGATCTAATCCGGTTGCCTGTGTTATTCTTTTTATATCACTACCTAATCCTACGTTATTTGCCATATTTGGATCCATTTTTAATTGCGTTTTGTATTTGCAGTATCAATGTTTGATATTGTGCAGTGTGTGGTATCTCAAATACATTGCGACCTGTAAATTGATATTGTGTTTCTGGATGCATCATTTGACAATCGCCGCAGTCATCAATTCCTAATACCGGATGTGGTACATTTTTCATAGTTATTGCACCATCGGTAGTTGGTATCATTGTGCATTTACCTGGATGTTTCCATTGTCCCATTGGATCGGTTACTCCATTCATTTTACTAACAACATCATCCCATCCGGTTGGTTCTAACTTAGATTGGCCGGTGATGTGCATTATTAAAACTTTAGCAACATGATCGTGATGGTTCGATGTTGGCTTAGTCATGGTAATTACCTGCGTAGGATGCTTGTCCAACATCATTTCCATTCTAAGTTGACCAACGGCTACTTGCTTTTCTAATTGTTTTAAACGTTCGATATAGCCAGTATTACGAAGATTCTTATAAGCCATATTTTCTATAGAATATTCACCCTCAGCATCTAAACCAGATTTTCTTAAATGTACTAATCGTTTTAATATGTTTTGGATTTTATATTCAATATGAGAATCATCAACATCCAATTTATCAATTTCAAATTTAAATGGTTTTACTTTTTGTTCGATTGCATCATCATCAATTGAAATTACGTCAGCTGATGGTTTGTTAATCCATTTATTTGTTAATAAAGAATAAATACCAACGGTTGAATTCAACACTTCATTTGAATCTTGTGCATACAATTCAATTGGCATATCCTTAAACGTTAATGGATAATTCATTCCCCATACACTTTTCTTAGTTTGCATATAGTTTTTAACCAACAACATGTTCTTGCCTACTTCAGAATAACTGATAATTACATGCAAATCGATATCGCTATGTTCGGTCCAATTATAATTAGCACTGCTACCAATTATAACAATATCAAGTATCGGGGCATTTGTTTCTAAGAAATTATAAAATGCTTTTGCAATTTTTATAAATCCAATACGAACTTTTGGTTGCATTTCATTATCAATCCATAACTTTGGATTCAATGTGCTATGTGTTTCATATTCGTTAATCATCTAGATACCTATTTTATAATAAATATTACGGTTTCCAAAAGAGTTGGACTAATATCAATGAAACTGCTATACACAGGGAAACTATGGTTTTTAATGTAAGTGGTTCGTGACGGAAGAAATATGTCATCAGGGTAAATACAAATATACCAGCAACAAATGAAAGAAATCTACCAGGCCAAAATTCTCCCTGGAATCCTAATATAGCAAATCGGGTTGCTTCCATAAACGCCCACGTAATCGGTACGCCTAACAACATTAAAAGAATTCGATAGGTTCTGGCCCATGGCCATATGATTGGTCCGTTTACTTGTACCCAAACAACAATTTGTCCCAGTAAGAATATAAGTATAGATGTTATTATGTATTTATAATTCATACTTATAATATAAATAAAAATAATGAAAAATCCAATTATATGTATTTTTTATGTGTTCTGGATTTTTTATGGGTGCCTTTGTGGCGAACTGCTTTTTTTCTGGATTTAATCATCTGAGCTTTAGCATAAGCATCTTGTTTCCGAACTATTCGTTCTCTGTTTGATAAGCTGTCATTATGAGTAGCACCTTGATTATAATTTAAGCCGGTATAACATCCTGATGTTAACAGTACGATTAAACCGCACATTATGATTCTATATAACATATAATATTAAAGCTGATCTTTGTGTTTATCAAATTTTTCTAAAATACGATTCAATATCTCGGCTTTAATAAATCCAGCATTGCTAGCATTCTTAAGTGCACTCATCACTTGAAATATAATGAATGGTAATAAGATTGTTTCACTAAGCCATGCGGTTGCCGGGAATCCTTTTTCGATAATTAGCAACGTTGTTAGGAATATGATCCAGGTTACTAGAGTACGTAAAACTTTGATAGCTTTACATGTTTGAAATCCTTCACGTTTTGCTCCGGCAATTATTCCAAAAAATCCATCTAGCATCACAACAGCTACAAGAGCCAAATACTGGTCTCCGTAATTCATGGTTAAGCTAAAAAAATATGTAGTTACAAATGACGCAGCGGTTGTTATCGATAATAGTATTGACATTAATGTTATTTTCATTTTAAATTCCTTACAACGTTTTAAGCATTGAAATCATTCTCGGACAAGGATAAATATCAACTTTGTCTTTTCTATAACTATTATGTGTATATAAACCGTTTACTCCCGTTAATGCTGTGTTATTAACAGTAAAGCATTGGTCGTAATTAAATGTTAAATTGATTTTATATTGGTCTCTCCAATATATTAATAGATTTTTTACGGATTCTATTTGGGCATCTGAATATCGATGGAAATATGTATATCCTTTATATGGAGTATCTAATTTTGTTACTTGATCAGCCGGAACTTCTCTATCAACATAATTAATATATTTATCACCAACTTTTTCTAATTGTCCCCAATTGCAAATTTCAATACCAATTGCATGTTTATCTATTGCAATTTGTGGAAGTTTACGTGATCGGAACACTTCTTGTTTGATACCTAAATGATATGCCCAATAAGTTGATGAGTATGCTTGACATATTTCGCCATCTGGAGATTGTTTATTTCCTGGGCCACTTATCGTTACACACGTTGCAATTCTACCCCTATCATCAGTATTCCAATTTTGAATAGTAGCAATCCCTGATGAATTACCAGCAGTGTGATGCAATACAATTTGTTTCTTTTCAGTTACCTCTTTATAGTATTGTGATTCACTAAATGGAACTTGCTTAATTTTACTTGTGTCTAAACTCATTATGTATCTTTTTATTATACTTCTGGCTCGCTAGGTGCGGTATCCGTCGGTGTGGTTACGTGTTTTGCAAATTTGTCTATAGAAGTACCAAATAAAGCGGCAATCACAATGTATTCTACAGCATCAACCAATTCTTTTGATGGTGCAATTGATTTTGAATATAATGCATTGATAAACATAATTATCAATAATGCAAAAAATCCGGTGAATCCAATCACTCGTTTAATGGATACATCTCCACTACGACAATCGGATACCATACTCATCATAAAGTTCTTTTTCTTAGCCATATTACTCCATATTTTACTACAACTAAACTTCATATAAATAACTTTATTATAAATATCAGTTAACTAACATTAATCAGATCTTTTTCATATGTTTCTATGTATCCGACAAATATTTGAAGGTTACCTAATCGAAAATCACCTAATACCTTTTCTGATTGAGATAATATCTCCGGGAGTTGCTGTAAATATGTATAATCTGCTTTTGACATTCTGGTTATATCCATAGTAACAGTTACATCATTTTCGCCTTCTGGATCATTATGACCAACACGCAATACCCGTTTATTTAATTCATATGAGGTATTTGGTTGTTCTGATGCTATATATGGATTAATTAACAATTGCGGTTCATCGTCTATATAAATGCGATCACACCATGGTTCTAATGCAGTTAACGCATCTAGATTACAATTATAAACTACATATGCAATATTATATTTAGGTACTATGATTGGATGTTGGAATTCATCATTTTTAATCCAGCTACCCCACTTTCTTAGATAATTCCGAGCAGATCGATTAGATGCCAATTTAAAGTAATCATCATCTTTTCCTATTTGATCATTCCATCGGTGTCCCCTACACGTTAAATGATAAACAAATGAATCTCTACTTTGAATTAATTCATATCCGGCTAACATCCAACGTTGAAATATATCCGAGTCTTCATATGGAAATGGTGCGAAGAGTGGATCATGTCCCCCTACTGCTTGAAAATCAGTTTTATATAGGATCCATGGTGCAAACATTCCTGTACTTGTTTGATCTTTATATTCAAGTTGAGAATCAATTGCAAATTGTTCAAATGCAGGAATA